CTGATACACTTGACTCTTCGATCCTTGTACATCGATTAGATTTGATTTGACTTCAACATCAAACGGATTGTCTTTCAGTTCAACAAACTTGCGATACGCCTTACTGAAGCTCATAGGTTTACTAAAGTAAACGTGCTCCCCAGAATTGTTAATGTAAGCATGGACTTTGTCACCATCTACGAGGTAGGTATGGTTGGGTTGGAAGTCCAAGTCCCACTTAGTTGTTTCTCGAAGCGCTATCACAGCATCACCTGTAGACTGTGCCTAACAAACAAGTCGCATAACTCATCGTGACTCAAACCGGGTGTAAAAACGCCTTGCTGATCAAGCCAGTTACGACCTGCATCAACATCATCGTAAAACTCGTCAATCAGTCCTTCTACCACTGGAGATTTATTCATCGTTCACCTACCAGGCCATCGTATATGCCATTATTATTTTTATGAATCCATCCTGTATCAGGATCAGAATAATGCCGGAGCAGTTTATTATTTTGAAACAGACCGATTACTTGACCGGGTTCAAATGACCATGTGGCTCGATCGAGCTCAACGAACGCCTTTTCAAACGCACGATCATCTTTTCGTTCGTTAAACACAAAACGTTTTACTGGTATGTTACCTTTAGATACTACTACTTTAATCATGTGGATGTAACTCCTCTTCATTAATCTCATCGTACATATACTCGTAATACTCACCCCACTTATCAACGAATTCGCGATAGGTGAGAAGATGAAGAGCATCCTCAGTCATTTCAATATGTAAATCGCTCATTCTTCCCATTATATTTTCCCCTTGTATCCAAGTTCTCTCATTGCACTAACAGGTGACGTATCCTCTGCCAGTTTCAAATACGTTTCAACGCTAGCATTCTTTGTTAAGAAATTGACCCAAGCCTTCCAGGGCTTATAAGGACCATACTTGAATCGAGCAACGAATGCAGGCTTTTGCTTACCTACCCATGATGGGTGACAGTTAGGATGAACTTCATCCATAGTCTTAGAGCCTTTGTATGGTCCTACGTACATCAGATATGAACCATCGAACTCAAACTGGTCTTTAGCGAATGCTGTCATGATTAATCTCCTCAGTTATTTAATCAGTATGGTTATTATAGCAATACTGAACCAGAAGGTCAACGCGGAGAATCAAGGGGTTACAAAAAAATCGTAATCCCTTGATTGGAAAGGGAAATAATATCTAAGTAAATCAGCTAGTTAAAATAAATTGCTGAAATCTTTCCTGTTGGAGGATGTTCTGCCTCGATCAAACACAGGAATGTTATCATCATGCTGAGGCTCTTGCATTATGTTGTCTTGAGCAGATTGCTCCACATCATACAGTCTCATACGCGACCTATCGATTCCAACAGCAAATCTCTTGTGGAGAGTCGGGTCGTTGTATCTATTCTTGAGCTGCTTCACCATTACTTGATTGAGAGACTGAAGCTCTTCTGTACTTATAATCGCAATCATGAAGTCGGCTGTAGCAGGAAGACCAAATGATTCGGATGTATCTGTAAGTTCAACATCACTGTTAGAGAATCCAGATCGCGTTGTCTGGGTTGCGCTAATGATAGGAACATCTTTCTCGACAGCCAAGCCTCGCAGCTCTTCGGCAATAGACTTGATTAAGCTGTATGTATTAATAGAGTTGCCTAGACCTTTCATTCTCGATGATGCGCATATGTTCAGGTAGTCAATGTAGATGATGTCAGGGGTGAATGCTTTCTTTATCTTGAGCTCGTTGATTAGATGCCGAAAGTGACCAGCGTGAGCGCCAGCCGTTGGATACTCTTTAACAATCAGTCTGCCTGGTGTCTTAGCGCGGATACCCTCAATCTTCTTATTATATGTGTCTCTTGGCAAGTGGATCAACTCATCCAAAGGAACATTCATTAGATTAGCATCAATACGTTCAGCAATCTTTTCCTCGGCCATCTCCATTGTAATGTACAGGACATTCTTGGAGTCCATTAAGTTATTGGCAGCAAAGTGACACATTGCTAAAGATTTACCAACACCAGTTCCAGCAAGAATGATATTGAGCGACTTACGAGGTACGCCACCTTTAGTAATTGCATTGAGATACTCC